AACGACACACAGACTTATATACAAGCCACCCTGCCATTAGAACAAGCTAGATTTGTAACAAGTGGCGGTCCCGACACAGAATATATACAGGGTAATGCTTTTCTCCCTTATTGTTTATATACAGCCGCATCTCAATTTTTAACTAATATACCCGAGCAACGTTTTCAGCTAGGGGGCGCTACTATTTCAGGGTATAGAAATGTGGTTCATTTTGATACATCTACAAATATTGGGGATTATCATACTTTAGCTTTTTTAAATGGAGTTGCAGCCTTTAATTCTGCTGCACAATCAATAAAAGTACAGTATTTTGAAAGTGACGGCACATCTATAGGAACTTATGTTTTTGCTAATGCAGCGAGTACAGGTGGTCAAATACCTACAGTAATTACTAACAACTTTCAAAAGTTATTATACTTTGGGTGTGGACCCGGTAATTTACAAGCGCAGACAATAAATGTAAACGCAAGACCAAGCGCTAATACAAATTGGGATTATTACACTGTTCGCGGTCACAGTACAGCAACAGGCGCAGGTGGTTCTTTTTTAAGTGATACATATTATTTTGAAAAATCTAAAACTTGTACTAAATATAAAAGAAGGAGATTAGGATTTTTAAATAATCTTGGTGGTTATGATTATATGAATTTTGAGTTAAAAAATGTTAGAACTGTTGAAATAAAGAGAGAAAATTACGATAAAATGCTAGGGTTTTTTAATGGTAGTAGGTATAGGTACGACAATACAGCTAGGGGAATTACAACAAGAAAAGTATCAGCTAAGATGACTGAAACTTTGCAAACTGATTATATAAGTGAGGACATGGTGCCTTTTATTGAAACACTATTATTATCAAAAAGGGTTGATTCAGTAAAAATAGAAGATGACGAATTTTACCACCCTGTAGTTATTAAAGACAGTAGTTTTGTTAGAAAAACAACTGCAAATGACAATTTAATTCAATATACTATTAAAATTGAATATGCTAATTATATAAACACAAACACTTAATGAATACTAGATTAGTTGTATATAGAAAGCCTGAAGATTTAGGTCCTTTTGTTACTGTTAAAGAAAAGGCGTACGAACTTGATTTACAAAAAGACCCTAATATATCTGTAAATTTTCAATTATCTGACATAACAGACCCAAGTAAAAGAAAAGCAAATTTTTCTCAAACCTTTAAATTGCCTTTTACAGAAAGAAACAACATATTTTTTCAAAATTGGTTTGATGTGAATTTGGACACGTTAGTATATAGTGCAGCGAAAAAATTCCCTGCAGTTATTTATGTTGGTACTGTGCCTCAATTTGAGGGGGTTATACAGTTAAGGTCTGTGTATATGAAGGCAGGTCTTTATGAAGTTGTCGTTTTAGGTACAGCAGCAGATTTATTTAGCAATATAGGTAATCAAAAATTAAGAGATATTTTTTTAAATGCTGATGGGGAAACATACAACAGGGACCTTAATCATTTATTTAATATATCAAACTTTAAAAGTAGTTGGACAGGGGACGGTTCAGTTACATTTAATAATGTTGATGGTGATTCATTAAGAGATGTTGATGGTGATGTTTATAAGGTAATGTACCCACTATCAATCACAAAACCTAATTTTGTTTTTAATCTTGGCGAACAGGAATATTTAAATTTAAATCAAACAACAATAGATACAATTCTTGAGGACTACGCAAATGGGGGAACATATTTAGAGGACAAAACTGTTGATATTAATCAATTTAGACCTGCTGTACAAATACGGGAAATATTTAAAAGATTACTCAATAGAGCAGGGTTTACTTATACGTCTGCTTTTATTGATGGCGACTATTTTAGAAAATTGTATATGACAACCTGTAATGAGCAAATTGTGCCGGGTCCTGTGATGAGAAATAATAATATAGTGGGTGAGGGTGGCGTAGACGGAATCTTAGTTGCAGGTAATGACGAGTATCAATATGATAATACATTTGCTGCGGGAACTGTTATTTATTGCCCCCCCACAATAGGAAATGGTGTATTTTTAAATTATTTTCAAGCTAATACAACATCAGCATACACGGGGTTTACTGTCCCTACCGACCCTATGAATATAGTGAGGAATAATGGTAGAGTTTTTAAAAAAGTCAGTACTAACTTACAGCCATTAAAACTTAAAACTTATATATCATTTAACAATTTAAGACCTTGCGGGGGCGAGGCTCCTAATTGGGGACCGTGGTCAAACATGGTTCTAGTAATAAGAGTACAGGGTATGCAACCTACAGCAAATCCAAACGCACCATTTGCTTATGATAGCACTTTGTATGAGTTTAGTATTCCTTTAGTTGCAGACACAGACCTAGAAGCACAATCAGCTATTTATGGGGACCTAACGGTTCATGTTCCTATAGAATTTGACATACCGTGGACTGACATTCCGTTAGGTTGGGGATATAGGTTTGTAATGAGGTTAGAGGGTGCAGTAGTAAAAGACAATACACTATCTACAACAATTAGGGTGGGTAAAAGGTGCGCGCCCGGTGTCACATCTTGTGGAGATTCTACACCTACAAATTATCTATTTGCGGGTATGTATAATGAAGCGAGTATTTCTTGGAGTGGTTATGCTTCAACAGGAATCTATGGTCAAGAAGTAGACATTCCAAGTTGTATTGATTCTTCTATCACTCAAAAAGATTTTTTACAAGATATAATACAAAGATTTAATTTAGTTGTAGCGCCCGATTCTAACGACCCATCTAATTTAAAAATTGAACCTTACAGTAATTTTTTAGCAGCAGGTGAAGTTAAATATTGGTCTGATAAAGTTGATATGAGCAAGGAAATTATTATCAAAGACACTGTGTCCTTGCAAAAAAAAGATATTGAGCTAAAGGACTTAGAGGATAACGACTTGAACAATAAAAGAATAGCAGAAACTAGTCCTGTTCACAATCCTTATGGCAAAGTCTTTATGCAAAACACACAAAATGAGTTTGCTAATGGTAAATTGACTAACAAATCTATATTTGCACCATATATCAATGACAAGGTTTGGTCATGTAGATGCCACACAGCCTACACAGCTAGTTAATATGACTGTTCAATATGAAATAAGTTATGATTTGAACAGCGAAGGTCAGGCAGAACAAAAGCTAGTAGCTACTAAACCCAAAATGTTTTACTATAGTGGTATGGCTCACACCTTAATTCCTACCTATGCTTACTATTATTTACATAATACTTATGAAACTGTACCCGAAGGTAATCTTGTTGTTGATGCACACGCTCTTAACATATTCCCTGTATGCTCACCTTTTGAAATATCACCCACTACAACAATACAACCCACTACAAGGTCTTTATATTGGAACGCAAACCCACCTATTGCACCATACCTTGCGTGTTTTGATTACAATTCTAACCTTGTTAATATATCTAAAAGTTTATATTTTGAGTATTGGGCGCCATATTTAAATGCTATTTATGCTACAAGTAGTAGAATTGTTGAGCTTCATTTAAACCTTAATGTAAATGATATAAACAATTTTAAATTTAGTGATGAAATATTTATAAAAGACAATTATTACAGGGTTTTAAGTATAAAGAATTATGTAGTCGGAAGCAGTCAAAGTGCTAAAGTTACTTTGCTATTAATAAATGAACTTTATAATATAACCTGTCCAAGTTGTGATTATGTTGTTACATCAGAAATTGATTTACAAAATAATGCTTACGGTAGTTTAATGATTTGGTGTCCCGATGATGATGCTGACTGTGCCTTTAACCCCGTAACTGTTGATAATATATTTACTACTCAAGATTGTTGCGAATGTAACAACGGGGAGTTTGTGCCATGGGGAGCAAGTACTCAAGGATTAGGGTATTGCCTTTCAAATTCAAGCAGCTTAAGTGTACAAGCATCTAATCTTAGAAATTTAATCCCTATATTCAGTACTTCATTATCTAAAAATTTAGCTTCTTTTGTTATTTCAAATGGCAAAAAGGGGGGGTTGACTATTGGTAACAACACAAGTCCTTACAGGCCAAACTTATTAGCAAATAGTCCGAATGATTACGTTATAAGGTATAAAAATGAAAATGGTAATACACCACCATTTCAAGGTGAAAATCATAGGATTATATTAATGGGTTACACAGAAGGCAATACACGTGGTTATGCTACAGCTACAGGTGATAGCACAAATAAATCTATTAAAGTGCCGACTTCAGGTATTGCTGTAATAAGGTTAAAGGGTTCAGCAACAGTTATTGGTGGTACTAGTACCGATTATCCCCTCGGGTATACAGAAAGTTTTGCTTACTTTACAGCTTTTAGTAAAGACAGTAACGGTCTTACCACACAGATAGGTACAGCAGGGGGTGTTGAAGAACTTGCTGTAAAACAAGACCACACAAAACCCGCTACTTGTACTGTATATATTACTACTATAACAGATACAGGGGTTATAAAATTTGGTTTAGATGACAGCCAAACTGATTTAAAAAGAACTTGGACATTGACAGTAGATTTTGATGTTCAAAGCATACCTAATATAGATATTCCGTATGGTGAGAAATTAGCTTTATTCCAAAACGGAGATTTGATACAATTTGAAAATAGAGATTATTTATTATGGAATTAAAAAAATATATAGAAAATACAAGCAAGTTAATTATACATAGTATAGACCACTTGCAATTAGTAGAATACAAAGACAAGGAATTAGATTTTGCTTATGGAATGGAAGAATACCATTCAAGCATACGCAGAATGTTTAAACAATTATTTAGAATAATATGGCGGTAAAAAAAACAATAATATTAGAAGTTGATGCAGATGGTGGCATCAAACAAGTTGATGAATTAAAACAAGGCGTTAAGGATACTAACAAAGCTGCTGAAGATTCTAAATCTAGTTTTGGTAAAATGAAGGGCGGTATTAATGCTGTTGGGGTTGCTTTTAAAGCACTAGGTATAGGATTAATAGTAGCAGCGTTTGCCAAATTAGCTGAGATGCTAGGACAAAACCAAGTTGTAATGGACAAGCTGTCGGTGGTTAGTGAAACTGTTAATGTGGTTTTTCAAAAGTTAATACAGTCAGCAATACAGGTTGGTGAAAAATTAACAGGGGCTTTTACAAGCCCTAAAGATGCTTTAAAAAGTTTTTGGGAAGCACTAAAACAAAATGTAGTTAATAGAGTAGAAGGTTTAATTGATTTATTCGGCGCTTTAGGGAATGTAATTAAGGGGGTTTTTACAAGGGACTTAGAATTAATGAAAAGCGCAGCTAAAGACGCGGGGACAGCATTCATTCAACTTAATACAGGCTTAGATGAACTACAACAACAAAAAGCTGCTGAAGGTTTTAAAAATCTAACAAAAGAAATAAAAGAAGCAACAAAAGAGGGTGTTGCGTATGGGAAGGCTATTACAGCTCTTAGAAATGAAGTAAAGTTAGCAGAAGCAAATCAAAGACAATTACAATTAACATATCAAAAGGACGCTGAGCTACAAAGACAAATTAGAGATGACATAAGTTTAACTTTTGAAGAACGTATTGCAGCCAATGAAGAACTTGGACGAATACTAGACGAACAATTTGCAGAAGAACAAGCACTAGCACAAAAGAAAGTTGAATTAGCGGAATTAGAGCTCAGTAAAAACGCAGACAATATAGACTTACAGGTTGCTCTAATAAACGCTAAAACAGAAATGGCTGATTTAGATGAGCGTATTACAGGGCAGCGCTCAGAACAACTAACTAATTTGAAAGCACTAGAAGCTGAAAGAGATGCAGCAGAGGAAGAACGCTTATTGAAATTAAAGGAACAGCGCCTAGCAGAAGAATCAAGATTAGCACTAGAAAAAGAGGCTGCCTTATTAGGGTTAGAATTTGATAAAAGCATAAGTGACC